AAAATATAAGGTACTGTACCAGTGTATTCCTCTATCGTTATAAACTTTGCACTCTCAAATTCTGCCTCGTCAAATATTCCTTTAGTTACTTCATCAACAGCAATATCTTTTGCTTGTTGTTCTGACTCTGCAGTTACCGATGCAACTACTTCAAATGTTACTTCATATACTCTTTCCATTAGTCTACCTCCTTAATAGAATTAATAGAAACTTTAAATAAGACACCTTCAATACTAGCTGTCACTATCTTACCTGTTCCGTTACACTCGTCACATTCAGAGTCACTACCATAGTAAGGATCAGGAGAGTATATCATACCTTCTCCTTCACATTTATCACACTCTTTTGCTTTAAGTCCAACATCAACTTCTTGTTGCTGTTCTTCTTCTTCTTGCTGTTTATTTACACAATCATCTATGTATGACTCGTCTGTATCAATAACTTGCCACCAATCGTCAAACTTATCAGGGTGGACAATCTTTACTGCGTCTTCAAATTTCATAGTCTGCTATACTCCTTTGACCATTCATCTATTACTTTGTTTAGGTCAGTGTAATATTCTTCTAAGTCCCCAGAATAATTACTTACTCTTTCGTCTCTGTTATTATCTTCTATCCACTCTATCCAACCTTTAAATTTCTTTTTACTATCATAGAAATTTATGAAGCACCAGTCTAGGTTGTTAACACCTACATACTCGTCTCCGTCTTTCTGATTACACACCAAAGATATATCATTGGTTATCTCTTGATACTCTTCACCTTCTACAGCATCAATAGAATAAAATCCATCTTTATCTATTACCTTCTGTACTATCGTTTTTGCTAATGGTTCTAACATATTTACCTCCAGTTAATTACAAATCCACTTGTGTCTGTCTTAGCATCTCCTTTAGCTTTCAATCCTACTACAACCCTATCATCTCCGTCAAGGAATCTCATGTCTGTCTTATCTCCGTCAATGACACGCAGACCTCTGAAAGTCTTGGGCAATCCTTCTTTGAATACAACTGCTACATTGTATTTAAGACTGTCAAAGTAATCCGCATACTTCTTGTTGGCTTCTGAGTATGACCAAGTTAGATGATAGTTAGGTATCTTAGATACTTTACGATTAGGTATCTTCGTGTAGTCATAGAATTGTATCTGAGGAAACTTCTCAAACACAGTAACACCTTCATGCTTGATAGTTTCCCATTGTATGTCCGATGTTCCGTTCAATCTCAAAGCAGGTCGCTTGTTTCTACGCTCACAGTATCTGATAAACTTTTCTATGTCAGCATACAGCATAGTCATAAAAGTTTCTCTGTCCTCTAAGAATAGTTTAGTCTTTCTATCTCTAGCTTTATGTATAGTTTTAAATACTCTAGCTCTACCTGCGTTATCAAGACAAGGTGCTTTGCATCTAGCAACTACTTGAAACGGACATATCTTAGTGTTGATAGGTCGCAAGTGCATAATGGTTGATATGTAATCACTCAACTTATTATTACCTTTGTCTACCTTTGGATTAGCATTTGGTGCTGATAACAATTTCCAACTACTCATACATTACTCCTCTCTATTTAAAATCCATTAAGAATCTATATAAAAGTTTACTAATATCATCATTTTTATTAATCATATTAAGTTCTTCTAATCTCTTTCTAAGCTCATAATAATTTCCGTATTCTTCTTTATCATAATCTATTTCTGAATCAGTATCCCAATAATAATTATGTTTTTCTGCTAGATAATACAGTAATGCTTTAACTATTTTCGATTCGTTTTCATCTAGTATCATCATCATACATCACTCCTCTATCTCTTTTAGAATATCAAAAATTTCTTTAATTACTGACCATTCAAAGTCACAGTAATTACATTCGTGTAGTTCTATCCTAGAACCATAACGAAATACCTCGCTTTCATTTTTAATGATTGCCCTTCCGTCATCTCCGTCAAAGTATAAAACTTCTGTATAGTTATCTTCATCTCCATAAGCAATTACAAAGTTTGGAGAACCATACTTACTTCTGAAAATACTTGCTCTGTTACGCTCATAAAATTCTTCTTCAGTTATGTCGAATCTACTAAGTATTTCCTCCATACATCACCTCTCTCTTATTAAAAAATAAAGTGTTCCTTTATGTAGTTGCTCTATCAGGGAGTTATTTTTTACCCTCTTCTTCTACACTTAAGGCAACACTAATTCCAATCAGTCCAATAAAAAATGTCGCTGTCTCCGTTTTCTTTCCATTCTTTTTTTCCTTGTTCATATTCCTCTTTACTTAACATCTGTTTAGTACATTTTGTAGAGCAAGCATACTCCCAATCAGCAACAACATAATAACCTTTGTATTTGTTTAAAGGTTTTTTGCAGTTATAACAATCGTTTCTCATCATAATGTATGCCCTCTCTTATTAAAAATTCTAGGTAGTTTTTTATAGCAGACTACCAACTGCTGTAGTTTACTTCTCGTCTAAACTACAACTACGACATCTCTGTTTAATGAGCAGATGCACACTCAGATAGTTTTTCCTCTCCTTTATCACTAACAACTATCAAAACTTGTGTGTTGGTTTAGGTATCCAACCACCTGTAGTAAATATTCTTTTATTCTATCTTCTATCTATGGCTCGTACACCTGTAAAAAAATATTTACTTACTCCTCTTTAAACTTTGTAAGACTTTTAAATTCTTATTGTCTAAAGGATAACGATTCACTTCTACTTTAATCTTTCGTTCCTTTAGTAACCGCCTTTCTCGTTTCACTCCGTTCTTACTTTTCTTAATGTGGATTCGTGTGTTACTCAATCCTTGAAAAGTATTACGAACTGCACCGAATGTTTCCATATATTCTGCAAAGTTCATACGCTATTACCTCTCTTTTAAAGTCGTCATCAATGACGAGTTTGTTTACAAATAAAACACGCACTACTACCATTATAGTCTCATATCTAGCATGATATAGCAAGTATTCTAGAAATTTATTTTTCATATAAAGTTCTCGTCTCCGTCTTTAATATTTTTTTAAGTTCACAAGTGGCGCAAAAATAAACCCAACCACCACCAACTATTCCATGTTTTATGACTGCTACATTTAAACAGTTGTTACACTTTATTGTCTCCGTCTCCATCTCTCTCCGTCTCCGTCTCCATCGAAAATAAAAAAAAATAAAAAATAAAAAAAACTAGCAAGATTTGGGGGTGAATCTTGCCAGTTTTGTTTAACTTTTATATGCCTGAATTATCCAACATAATTCTATTGAGTTTAACTTCTCTATCTTTGTTTAACTTCGCTAATGCTTTTTTAACGCATTGTGCTGGGGTTAAATCATCACCATATTTATATTCATAATAAAGTTCTACATGATTCTCATTATTCATATCTAATACAGTTATTTGCTTTTTTAGATTTTCAATAGTCATAATATTTTCCTTATTTAATTAAAAATTATTTTTAGTATTTATCACAAAGCAATCACACTATACGATATTGTTTTGTTTTAAGCTGTATCCAGAATTGGATAGCCACCCTCATTTACTTCTGGCAAATTCTTCCTGAATTCGCGAGTAGCTTTTGATTGCTTAGTTAGAAGTCTCGATAACTCAACATCTAATTTATCTACTAAAGATAAAGCCTCGTCAATTATTTTTGAATTATAAAAAGAGTCTAAAGTTTTTGAACATGACTTTAACCTTTCTTTATGTTCTTTAACCTTGTCCGCCTCTTTTTTAGCTCGCTTGATTTTTTGCTTTAGTTTCGAGTATTCAAGGTTTCGCCATTCAATTCCATATTTGCATGAATCATTAATTAACTGTTCAGCATTTTTATGAGTTTGAGTTTTTCGTGTTCGATTTTCAGCGTCACCTCGTTTTGTGGTTAGAACGCCTTTTTTATCACTCGAACAACGAGTTCGGCTTGCCATGTATAACTTTTTATCCGCTTTATCATCGGGATTATTAAATATTCTTTTATCAGCATATTTTCTAATCGTTGATTCGATATCAGCATCAAAAGATTTTTTATCACCATGAATATATGCAAGTATTGCCAGTGTTTTTTCAATTGCTGTTCCAACAGTAGCTTTTGCAATTGTCATTCCTAGTTCATGCATATTTATTTCTTTTTGTGCGCTTGCCAATTGCTTGGCATTTTTGATTTTTTGTAACATATGTATCACCTATTAAATTAAGTCGTCATCAGTGACGAGTTTAAAGAGATATCAAATAGCGCAATCACTTTGTGATAAATACCTATACCAAATTGTTAAAGAATATCGAGTGTTCGAGCATATGAGCGTTGATTCACCAGATATGAAATATAAATGAATACTTCATATACTCAATGATACGCTGATTATTTAAAATATCAACTATTTTCGAAATTATTTTGAACTAGTCATCAATGACGAGTTTGGGGAGTTCTTTAGAATTTGATAGAAAGGGTAAGGGCTTGGCAAAGTCTCGTTAGAATCGAGTGTGTGAGGTTTTAGAGCATACTTTAGAATCGTTATGTTATTTTGACGGACTTGGATACCAGATAATCGAGATTTTAGAAATTTGAAAAATTTTTCAAAATCACTTGCAAAACTTGAAAATTTGTGAATGAACTTTTTAAAATCTCATTCAGAAATTTTGCAAATTGTCAAGTTTTTTTTTTCACTTCACCAATACTGTAAATTTATACAGTACTGTAAATCTATACAGGTGTTGAAGTTTTTGAAAAATGTGGAACGAGCCTGCGAGTGACGGCATTATCGTGGTGGGGGTGCAGAGTGCCATAGGGGGGTCACTCCATATCTATATAAAAGTTATACATTTCACAAACTTTTCAAATGTTAACCAGTTGCGCGTACACATAAAAAAAGCAATATAATAATTAACTATTATACTGCTATATTTTACAAACTTTTTACGCGCTATAAGACCTGTTTTTCTGTTAGGTCTGTTAGGTGTTGCAACCCTCTGGGCATAGTTTTATTATACAGTTTATTTTCGCATTTGTCAAGACCTAAATAAAAAATAAATTACTTGACAAACTGTAAAAGTAACCCTATAATAGAAGTTATTATGAACTTAATGCCCGAAAAGAAAAACAATCGTAATCTTACCGATAAACAAAAATCATTTCTTGATAATCTAGTCGCTACCGAAGGTGACTTTAAAAAAGCAGCAGAACTTGCAGGGTACTCAGGCAATCACTATCAAGTACTAAAATCATTGAAAGAAGAAGTAGTCGATCTGGCTTCGGATGTACTTGCTCGTTCCGCACCTAAAGCAGCGTTTAAATTAGTAGAAATGATAGATAGCAACAAACCTATTCCTCAAGCCAGTCAAAAGCTCAATGCAGCACAGACAATACTTGACAGAGTTGGTGTTGCTAAGACAGACCGAGTACAAGTAGATCACAATGTACAGGGGGGAATCTTTATATTACCTGAAAAACAAACAGTAGTAATAGAAGATGCAGAGTTTAGTAACATAACAGAGGAGGAAGATACATGATGGATATTCTAATTATGCTTGGTTTTATGGGTATAGTTTCAGTTGTTTATATTAAAAGAAAAAAACCTGAACTATATGAATCTTTAAAATCAAAACTAAAACTAAAGTAAAATGGAAAACGGATATATTAAAAGAACTAGCTCAACTATTCCTTTTGGTTATGAAATAGATCTTGAATCTAGGTACTTAAAACCCATACCAGAACAAATAGAAGCTTTAAAAGTTGTTGAAGATATGATTGTTGGTGAAGAAATATCTTTACAAGAAGCAGTAGATTGGTTAGAATATAAAACTGATCGTACAATAACTAGAGCAGGACTTAAAAAACATATAGATAAAAAATATGGAAAACGAAGCGAAAGATTGGGAACTGAATCCAGATCGTTACTTGCAAGATGATGATGGTAATTTTATCCGCAAGAAAGACGGTAGACCTCGTTTAAAAGCAGGTAGACCAAAAGGATCAGGTGGAAGTTACAATATTTCCAGCACTCAAAAAGCTAAATACGCTGTTCATCGTAAAATAGCTCGTAAGAAAAAAAATATAAAAAAGTTAGAACAGAAGCTTAACAACGCTAGAAAGTCTTACAAAGCCACAACTAATACACTAAATAAGCTTTCCGATAAGACAGATCGTGTTGTTACAGCGACTGAACTACAAGACCTACCTAAAGCTGTCCAAGATATAATACCTGAACAAGAAGTATTATTCAATCCAAACGAAGGACCACAGACTGACTTCCTCGCTGCAGGCGAGAAGGATGTGCTTTATGGTGGTGCTGCAGGTGGTGGTAAATCATACGCAATGTTGATTGATCCCCTGCGCTATGCACATAAGAAAGCTCATCGCGCTTTAATTCTTAGACGTTCTATGCCAGAACTGCGCGAGATGATTGACAAGTCCAGAGAACTATATCCCCTTGCATTTAAAGGAGCTAAGTTTCGTGAAGTTGAAAAGCTTTGGAACTTTCCAAGTGGTGCAAAGGTAGAGTTCGGCTTTCTTGAACGAGATGCAGATGTATATCGTTATCAAGGTCAAGCATATAGTTGGATAGGGTTTGACGAAATAACACACTTACCTACTGAGTTTAGTTGGAACTATCTTGCTTCTCGACTTCGTACAACTGATCCTTCTATTCAAACTTATCTTAGATGTACTGCAAACCCCGGAGGTGTTGGCTCTCATTGGGTTAAAAAAAGATACATAGAACCTGCAGAACACAACACAAGTTTTAAAGGAACAGATGGATTAACTAGAAAGTTTATTCCTGCAAAACTTGCGGATAATCCTTATCTTGCGGAAGATGGTGTATATGAGCAAATGCTTAAATCACTACCTCCAATACAACGCAGACAGTTGTTAGAAGGTAATTGGGATGTATCAGAAGGAGCTGCTTTTGTAGAATTTGATCCGCAAGTTCATGTAATTCCTCCATTTAAACTGCCTGTTGGGTGGGAAAGAGTAAAAGGAATTGACTACGGATATGCCTCTGAAAGCTGTTGTTTATGGGGAATTATAGATAGTAACGATGGAACTTTAATAATTTATCGAGAATTATACAAAAAAGGCTTGACAGGACAGGAATTAGGCAGTATAATAACAAATATGGAACTTGAAGATCCTTATGCTGTTGCAGGAGTTTTAGATACTGCAGCTTGGGCTAAAACAGGAGCAACTGGTCCTACTGTTGGTGAAGCTCTTTTAAGAGAAGGACATAAATTAAGAAGAGCTGATAAGAACAGAGTACAAGGTAAAATTCAAATACATGAATTTTTAAAAATTATGGATAACGGTAGACCAAGATTACAAATCTTTAATACTTGTCCAAACTTAATAAGAGAGTTACAAAGTATACCGTTATCAAAAACAAATCCAGAGGATGTGGATACTCACGCTTCGGACCACGCTTACGATGCTTTACGTTATATGATTATGAGCAGACCTAAGATATTAAGTCCGTTTGATAGAATTAGAGAGTTAAAACGAGAAATGTACGCACCTTCTGACGCAACCTTTGGTTATTAAATATGGCAGAAAAAGAAAATACATTTTTAAACGCTGACAATATCTATGAAGATGTAGAAGGTGAAGCAGGTAAAATTCTAGAACTAGAGCTAGAACAGCAAAGTAATCTTGTTGGTGTTATTAAAGATAGGTTTCAACAAGCAGAAGATGCTCGTCAAACAGACGAACATAGATGGTTAAAGTCTTATGAAAACTATCGTGGAATGTATGCAAAGTCTGTTAAGTTTAGAGAATCAGAAAAATCTAGAGTCTTTGTAAAAGTTACAAAAACAAAAGTATTGGCTGCATTTGGTCAGCTTGTAGATGTTATATTTGGAACTGGTAAGTTTCCTATCGGTATATCAGAAACTAAAATACCTGAAGGTGAATATGCTTCTGCACATTTAGATATAAAAAATCCAATGCAAGGAATTGAAACATCTCTTCCTGATAACATTGGTAACAGACTTGAAGATCCACCACAAGAAGAAAATCCTTATGATATAGGTTATGAAGGTGATGGTAGAACACTAAAAGCAGGTGCTACTTTTGGTAAAGGAGTTTTTAGTGAGAGTATAGAAGAGCAAGCAGAGGATATGCTTGTAGAAGGATACAGTCCTGATCCTAGTAAGTTAGAATTAAATCCTGCACAAAAAGCTGCAAGAAGATTAGAAAAACTTGTACATGATCAAATAGAAGAATCTAACGGATCTTCTGAAATAAGAAATGCTCTACTTGAATCTGCATTACTTGGTACAGGAATTGTTAAAGGACCATTTAACTTTAACAAAACTTTAAGTCGTTGGGAAGAAACTGAAGATGGTGAAAGAGAATATAATCCTTTAGAAGTTAGAGTACCTCGAATAGAATTTGTAAGCTGCTGGGATTTTTATCCAGATCCTGCAGCAACTAACATGGACGAGTGTGAGTTTGTAATACACCGCCATAAAATGAATCGTAGTCAACTTAGACAATTGCGTAATATGCCATACTTTGATGAAGATGCTATTCGTGATTGTTTAAAAATGGGTCCAAACTACGAAGAAAAAGATTTTGAATATCAGTTAAAAGATAATCCTAGATCTGAAGAAGAGTACTTTTCTAATTATGAAGTATTAGAATATTGGGGTATTATGGATGCTGAGTATGCTAGAGAAGTTGGTATTGATCTTCCTGATTCAGTAGATGATTTAGATGAAGTACAGATAAATGCTTGGGTAACTGGAAACAAATTGCTAAGAGCAGTAATAAACCCATTTACTCCTTATCGTATTCCATACCATGCGTTCCCATACGAAAGAAACCCATATAACTTTTTTGGTATTGGTGTTGCTGAAAACATGGATGATAGTCAGCAGATAATGAACGGACACGCAAGAATGGCTATAGATAACTTAGCATTGTCAGGTTCGATTGTTTTTGACATAGATGAGTCTGCTCTTGTTGGTGGACAGTCAATGGAAATATATCCCGGCAAAGTGTTTCGTAGACAAGCAGGGATGCCTGGTCAGTCTATTTATGGGTTAAAGTTTCCAAACACAGCAAATGAAAACATGATGATGTTTGACAAGTTTAGGCAACTTGCAGACGAGCAAACAGGTTTACCTAGCTACATTCATGGACAAACAGGTGTTCAAAGTATGACAAGAACTGCATCAGGTATGTCAATGCTATTAGGTGCAGCAAGTTTGAATATTAAAACTGTTGTAAAAAACTTAGATGACTTTTTATTAAAGCCTCTAGGTGAAGCATACTTCCAATGGAATATGCAATTTTTTGAAGGTGATATTGATGTTGAAGGTGATTTAGAAGTTAAGGCTACTGGTACAAATAGCTTGATGCACCGTTTGTTAAGATTTCTAAATTAGTAAGTGAACTAGCCTATAGCTTAGACTTAGATCCTGATGAAATACTCAATGATCCTGAAGAAGCAGCTATTATGGCACAAATAATAGGTATGCAAAATGCTGGACAAAACACAGGCGAAGAAGCTCAACCCCCTAGTGAGCAACAAGCAATGGCAGGAGCTGGAGGAGTACCTCAAGCACCTCAAGAACTTGGAGTTACAGGTACTGGCGGTGGCAACATCGGAATTGGAAATATACCGCAGTCAGGGGAAGATCAATTCTCTGGAACGATTAATCCAACTCCGTGATACAGTCAAACAAGTAATAAGTTATAGGAACTAATTATGGCAAAGAAAAAGAAAAAAGTAAAAGAGCAGATGGGTGAGCTTGTTGGAGTAGCTGTAAGCGTTGATCCGATTGTTGCAAAAAGAAAAAAGAAAAAATCAGGCGGAGCTATGACTGATAAAAATACTTGGGAAAAAACAAGTATTGAAAAGAAAAAAAGATATGGTATGAAAAAAGGTGGTAAAGGAATAGAAGCTTTAAGAAAAGAAGCTCCAGAGGTTGTAGAGCGGATGGGCTATCAAAAAGGTGACGAAGTAAAATCAGTTCCAACTAGAAAAGAGTTATTAGATGATTCAACAACTCTTAGTACAGAACTACTTGATGAATTTAGAATGGAAAAAATTGACGAAGCAGAAGCAAGAAAAGATGGAGTGGATGCTTATTATCTTAGAAATGCAAACTATGAAGATCTTGAAAAAAGGTACAATAGAGAACAAAAAGCAGCAAAAGAAGCAGCTAAAAAAAGAGCAGAGAAAAAAATGGATAAAAACATGGAGGAAGCTTCAGAAAAACATAAAAACAGAACACTTTTAGCAGAAGGCGGAGAAATGGACAGTCAAATGACTGCTATGATGATGCCTACAAAAGAAGAACCTATAATGGAAGAACAAGAACAAGATATGCTTCCAGATGATCAAATGGAAGATGAACATTTAGATTTTATAATTAACGAAGCATTAGATCAAGAAGAAGAAATGTATCTAATGGAAAAATTACAAGCTGATGATAGATTAAGCATGATCTTTGATAAGATTATGGACACAGCTTCAGAATTTTCAGGATCTGGACCTGTTGAAGGTTTAGGTACTGGAATCTCCGATTCGATACCTGCAAGGTTATCGGATGGTGAGTTTGTTATGACAGCTAAAGCTACGGACGAAATCGGTGCAGATAATTTACAGCGCATGATGAAAGACGCAGAAGAAGCTAGTGATAATAGACAAAGAGTTGCAATGGGTGGAGAACTTGAAAAAAAGGTTGACGAATTTGGAAAACCTATAGATGAAGATTTAACAGAAGAAGAAATAAAGAGAAGTATGTTGTCTGTTAATCCACGATTGCAATAACAAACGATAAAGCTACCTTAGTTTACTAAGCCCTTTATCACAACATTAACCGAAAGGCTACCTTTACAAAACAAACCCTGCTATGCGCATAAGCAGCTACTTTGTTTAGAAAGCCCTGAGTAGGAGTAAGATATGGCAACACAAGCGAAAGACGCTAATCCTTATAACGCTAAAAAGGAATGGCACAACCAAAAAGAAAAACCATTTGTATCTGCTGATGATGGTTTATTTTTTCAAAAACCTCAACCACAAGAAGAGGTTCAAGAAGAAGTTAAAGAATCAAAGCAAAGTAAACAAGTTTCTAAAGATAAACCTTATAGTAAGCCTGATTACAAAAAAAGATATGATGATTTAAAAACACATTACGATTCTAAACTTAATGAGTTTAAAGTCAGAGAACAAGAGCTATTAGAAAAGGTGGCTGAAAATTCACCTAAATATAAAGCTCCTAAATCTGAAGAAGACTTAGAAAAGTTTAAACAAGATTATCCAGATGTGTATGAAGTAGTTGAAACTGTAGCGCATTTGCGTAGTTCAGAACAAACGAAAGATTTAGAGGATCGTTTATCTAAAATACAAGAACGTGAAGCAGAGTTAATTGCTAAACAAGCACATAGTAAACTGATGGAAAATCATCCTGATTTTGAAGATATTCGCAATAGTGAAGAATTTCATAATTGGGCAAAAGAACAACCACAGTCTATTCAAAAATGGATATATGATAACGCTAATGATGGGGATCTTGCAAGTCGTGCTTTAGATTTATATAAGCGTGATGTTGGATTAGATGTTAAAGCTAGTAAGCCTAAAAAGAAACAGTCTAGAAAAACTGCTGCAGATATGGTTTCAACCAAAACAACTGCGGTTGAACCAAAGCAGGAGAAAATCTGGACTGAAAGGGAAATTGCTGCAATGTCTATTGCTGAATTTGACAAGTACGAAGATGAAATCGGACGAGCAATTCACGAAGGCAGAGTAGTAAAACAATAACTTTTAATTTGATAATGGAGAAGTAAAATGGCTTATAACCAATCAGATCAGTATTTCGAGCCTAGCACGGATACTAATGCCAACTTTGCCAACTCCGTAAGTGGTCAAACTAATTCGTTTTTCCTTCCTGCAGTCTACTCTAAAAAGGTTCTTAACTTCTTTAGAAAGGCTTCGGTTGTAGAAGCGATCACCAACACAGATTATGCTGGTGAAATTACTGCTTTCGGAGATTCGGTAAATATTATTAAAGAACCCGAAATTACTGTGTATCAGTATGAACGTGGTGCAGACGTTACAGCGACTAAACTAACTGACCAAGAGTTGACTCTTGTAGTTGATACAGCTAACGCATTTAAATTCATCGTTGATGACATTGAAACTAAAATGTCTCACGTGAACTTTAAAGAAGTAGCTAGTTCTTCTGCAGCTTATGCTCTTCGTGATGCTTATGATGAAGGTGTAATTGCTACTATGTTCGCAGGTGTATCTGCATCAAGTCCTAACCACATTCTAGGTTCGGATAACGCTACTGACCTAGCAGCAGGAACATTTGACGGTACTGGTAATCTTGACATCGGTTTTGCAGCAAGTGAACACGATCCTATTGATGTGCTTTCGCACATGGCTCGTTTGCTTGATGAACAGAACATTCCAGAAGAAGGTAGATGGTTCTTAGCATCACCTGACTTCTATGAAGTTCTTGCAAGTTCATCTTCAAAACTTTTGTCTGTTGATTACAACGCAGGTCAAGGTTCAATTAGAAATGGTCTAGTCTCAAGTGGTAAACTTCGTGGATTTGACATGTATAAATCAAACAACATTGCAAGCACATCTAATGCTGCTGGTAAATGTATTGCTGGTCACATGTCGTCTACAGCTACTGCTCAGACTATAACAAGTACTGAAGTAATCAGAGATCCTGATAGCTTTGGAGACATTGTACGAGGACTACATGTATATGGTTCTAAAGTACTCCGTCCTGAAGCATTAGTTTCTGCTTTCTACGGTATCGACTAAATAGATTTGGGGGTGTAAAAACCCCCTTTTCTTTCAAGGAAAGATAAATGCCACAGCTAGGTAATGATAAAAATCCGATTATAATGAACGGATCAAAAAAGAAAAAAAGTACTAGAGTTTTAGGAATGTTAGGAAGTGCTTATTCTGGTACAGCAAAACAAAATTATTTAGATAACTACGATAAAATATTTGGTAAAAAAGATAAAAAGGATAATTAATGGCTACTTCTTATTTAACACTAACTAATGAAGTTCTAAGAGAGTTAAACGAAGTTCAACTAACTTCATCTAACTTTACAAGTGCTGTAGGAATACAAGCATTTGTTAAAGAAGCTGTCAATAGAGCGTTAAATGATATAGCTAACGAAGAACCTCAGTTACCTTTTTTTGCTGCTGCAGCTAGTGGAGGTACAGATCCTTTTTATGGAAATGTAACAGTAGCGAGTGTAGCAGGAACTAGATGGTATCTTCTTAAATCAGGAAGCTCTGATATAACTACTGACTATGCTTCTATAGATTGGGATGATTTTTATATTACAACAATAAATGTATCTGGAGAATCTGCTCCTTATGTATCAAAAGGTTTAAAGTTTATATCTTTAACAGATTGGAGAAGATATTTAAGAGATTCAGAAAACTCTGATGATGCAGATGCTCAGACTTATGGAGAGCCTCGTTATGTTATAAGAAGTCCTGATCACAGAAAGTTTGGACTTAGTCCTATACCTGATAAAGTATATAACATACATTTTTATGCTTACAGTAGACCTACAGCTTTATCAGATTATTCAGATAACATAGTTTTACCCGATCAATATGCAAACATAGTAACTGCAAGAACTCGTTATTATGTGCATCAGTTTAAAGAAAACACACAACAAGCAGCTTTTGCTATGGATGATTATAAAAAAGGTATGAGATACATGAAGTCTAATTTAATTAATCCTCAACCTAAAAGTATGACGGATGATAGGGTTTATTTCTAATGGCAGCTTCACAACCCTTTTCAGTAGCATTACAAGGAGGGCTAGATAAGTCAAGCAACGCATTAGAACTTTTAAAGACTCCGGGAAAAGCTACAATATTAACAAATTTTGAAGTATCGACTAAAGGTGGATACAGACGTATAAATGGTTACAGTCAGTTTGGCAATGGTACAAGACCAAACAGCAGTAACGCTATACTAGGACTGAAAGTATATGCAGATGGAGTAGTAGCTTGTTCAGGTACTAACATATATTTTAGTCAAAATGGAAACAGTTGGTTACAGATTAATAGAGCAAGTGTATCAGGAAGCGGAGATAACCACACTACTTTTACAGGTCGTAGTGCTTCTGCAAGGACTTCACAGAGCAAAGCACACTTTGCAATCTTTGAAGGCGATACAGAATATGGTGAGTTAATTATTACTGACGAAGGATCTGGAGCAAAACCTTTCTATTTTAAAATGACAGGTACAGATTCTGATATAACAAACAGAACTTTTTTTGCAAAAGAAATCACAGTAAGCGGAACACACTATCCAAAGTTTTGTGTAATACACGATAAACACTTAGTAGTTGCAGGTGCAGCTACAGCAAAGAACACAATCTTTTATAGTGGTACAAGCGATATAGATGATTTTACAAGTTCAGGATCAGGAAGTATTGTATTAGATGATCAAGTAGTAGGACTTAAATCTTTCCGTGATGAGCTATTTATATTTTGTAGGAACTCAATTTACAAATTACAGAATATAAATAATTCAAGTACGATAGCAATAGTACCTGTTACAAAGAACGTAGGTTGTGTAGATGGTAAGACTATACAGGAATTTGCAGGTGATTTGATTTTCTTAGCACCTGATGGTTTTAGAACAGTTGCAGGTACAGCAAGAATTGGTGACGTAGAGTTAGGAACTATTAGTAAAAGTATCCAACCTATACTTAATAGTATTTTTGATAGTGCAATAGTTCAAGAATACAGTAGTGTAGTAATACGAGATAAATCTCAATACAGAATGTACTACAGTTCTTCTACAGCATCTACTGCTAGTTCTAAAGGTATTATAGGAACTTTAACTTCTAGAGGTTTTGAATGGTCTGAAGTAGAAGGTATTCAAGCTCCTGCAGTAACTTCTGGTTTTAATGCGTCAGATATAGAAAAAGCATATCACGGAGACAGAGATGGGTATGTTTATAATCATGATACAGGAAACAGTTTTAATCCTGCAGGAACTGAAACAAATATACACGCAAAGTATCAGTCACCTGATTTTGATTATGGAGACTTTGGAACTTTAAAAACTTTAGATCATGTTAAAGTATCTTTGTTTCCAGAAGGAACAATTGAACCGCAACTTAAAGTTAGGTTTGATTACGATAGTTCGGACAGACCGCAACCTGATAACTTAACTATCAATGCACAAGCACCTTCGATATTTGGAGACTCAGGAACTGTTTTTGGTACAAGTATATTTGGTGCGCCAGAACAACCTTTAGTAAGAAATACATTAGTGGGAAGTGGTCACAGTAACTTTTTTAACATTTTTAGTAACGATACAAAAGCTCCATATACTATAAATGGATTATACATAAATTACAGACCATCAGGCAGACAATAATAAAAAGAGAGAAATAAACTATGGCTCAAGCATATACCAGACAAAGTTCGATAGCAGATGGCGATACTATAACTGCTGCGCTTTTTAATAACGAATACAATCAACTATTAAACGCTTTTAGCTACTCTTCAAGTAGCGCATCATCTACAGGACATAGACACGATGGCACTACTGGACAAGGTGGTAATATTCCACAAATAGGTGATTTAGATTTTTTAAATAAAATTGTAGTAGAGCAAATTAGAATACAGGACGGAGCTATTGTTCCTGTTACTGATAACGACATAGATTTAGGTACAAGCTCTGTAGAATTTAAAGATGCTTACTTTGATGGTACAGTTACTACAGATGCTTTAGTAGCCGATACAGCAGATATAAATGGTGGTACAGTTGATGGAGCAGTTATTGGGGGATCAAGTGCTGCAGCTATAACAGGTACTACAATCACAGGTACAGCTATTACAGGTACGAGCTTTGTAATAGGAAGCGCAGATATATCAGAAGCAGAACTAGAAACTATTGATGGAGTTACTGCAGGAACTGTAGCAGCTTCAAAAGCTGTTGTAGTAGACAGTAACAAAGATATTGGTAGTTTTAGAAATATTACTCTTACAGGTGAACTTGATGCAGCTACACTTGATATATCAGGTGATGCGGATATAGACGGTACATTAGAAACAGATGCCTTGTCTATTAACGGAACAGCAGTTACATCTACAGCAGCCGAACTAAATATATTAGACGGTGTTACAAGTACTGCAGCAGAGTTAAACATACTTGACGGTGTTACAGCAACTACAGCAGAACTAAATATTATGGACGGTGTAACTGCAACCACAGCAGAATTAAACATAATGGATGGTGTTACTGCTACTACTGCTGAATTAAACGCACTTGATGGAATTACTTCTACTGTCGCAGAACTTAATATCCTTGACGGAGTTACAGCTACTGCAGCAGAGATTAATGCACTAGACGGAATTACATCTACTGTTGCAGAACTAAACATATTAGACGGAGTAACCTCTACAGCAGCAGAGTTAAACATTCTAGATGGTAAAGCATTTCTTGATGAAGATGATTTGTCTTCTGATAGTGCTACAGGTATTGCATCTCAACAGTCTATTAAAGCTTATGTAGACTCTCAGGTAACTGCACAAGATTTAGATGCTACAACAGATAGTGGTACAATAGCTATTGACTTAGATAGTGAAACATTAACTATAGCAGGTGGAGAAGGTATTGATACTTCTGCGTCTAGCAATACAATTACTATTGCTGGTGAAGATGCAAGTACATCTAATAAAGGTGTAGCTTCATTTAGTTCAGATGATTTTACAGTCTCTAGTGGAGCAGTAAGTCTAGCTACAACATCAACTGCAGCAGAACTCAACATTCTTGACGGAGCTACAGTAACTACTGCAGAGTTAAATATTTTAGACGGAGTTACTTCAACAGCAGCCGAATTAAATATACTTGATGGTGTGACAAGCACTACTGCTGAACTTAATATACTTGATGGTGTAACAGCAAGCGCAGCCGATATAAATCTTATAGACGGAATTACAAACGGAACTGTTATAGCTAGTAAAGCTATTATTACAGACTCTAATAAAGATATTAGTGGTGGTAGAAATATAACTATTACTGGTGAGCTAGACGCAGCTACATTAGACATTAGCGGCGATGCAGATATTGATGGAACATTAGAAACTGATGCGTTATCTATAAATGGTACAGCAGTTACAAGTACTGCAGCAGAATTGAATATACTTGATGGTGTGACAAGTACTGCAGCAGAACTAAATATCCTAGACGGAGCAACAGTTGTTGTTGGTGAAATAAACGCATTAGACTTAGGTTCAACAGCTGTCGGCACAGCAATAGCATCTAAAGCAGTTATACTCGATTCTAATAAAGATTACACAGGCTTAAGAAACTTAACCATTACAGGTGAGTTAGATGCAGCCACATTAGATATAAGTGGTGATGTAGACATTGACGGAACTTTAGAAACAGACAACTTGACAATTGGTGGCGCACAAGGTTCTGACGGACAAGTACTAACTTCTACAGGAAGTGGAGTAGCTTGGGAAAATGCTGGTGGTGGAGTTAGTTCAATAAACGATTTATCAGATGCTAAAACTTTTGGTACTTCTTCAATTATGATTGGAGATGCTACTACAGGAACTATTGATGCTGCTAACTACAATACTGGTGTAGGTATTGATGTTTTTGCAGCTTTGACAACGGGTGATGATAATACAGTTGTTGGGTTTAATTCGGGTGCAGCAATTACCACAGGTACTAAAAATACTGCTCTTGGAAGAGGTGCTGGAGAAGCAATAACCACAGGTGAGAAAAATGTCCTCATTGGCTATAATTCTGGAAAATTAACTACAACAGGTATTAAAAATGTAGCAGTAGGTTCTTATTCTTTAGATGCTAATACTGAAGGGGAAAATAACGTTGCTATTGGTCAAAGTGCTTTAGGAGCTAACACAACAGCAGATGATAACACAGCAGTTGGTTATTTTGCTTTAACAGCAAACACAACAGGAACTCGTAATACCGCAGTTGGTAGAAGTGCTGGAGGAGCATTAACAACTGCCGAAGATTGTACTTTTATTGGCAGACAAGCTGGAACAGCTACTACGACTGGCTCTACTAATACAGCAGTAGGTAAAGATGCTTTACTTTCAAATACTACTGGAGATACCAATACAGCAATTGGTAATGCAACTTTGGAGCTAAATACTACAGGAACTAACAATACTGCGGTTGGTGCTAGATCACTTGATGCAAATACGACTGGTGTTAATAATACTGCGGTTGGAGATTTATCTTTATCAGGAAACACAACAGCAAATAACAATACTGCAATTGGTGTATCTTCTTTACAATCGAACACAACAGGTTCTGAAAATCAAGCATTTGGAATTTTTGCTTTAACATCTAACACCACAGGACAAAGTTTGACTGCAGCAGGTTACAACGCTTTAGGAGCTAATACAACTGCAAGTTCTAACACAGCAGTAGGTTTTAGAGCTGGTCAGGCAATAACAACAGGCGGTAGTAATGTTTGTATCGGAACGTCAGCGGGAGATAATAAAACAACAGG